GGTATGCCGCCACCTGATGGGGCAGCAAACGGATCAGGCGCACTAGCAGACACGGCCAGCATTTCCCGGTCTGTAAGTCCACCACCGGCTTGTCTTGTTAAAGCATCTTGCATTTGCTCAATTGTGAAGAGAGAACTACTGTCAGGAACAGCAGCAGTTGTATCTTGTCGAGAACCAAAGTTTCGCCCATCAGGATATGTAGGCGCAACTGTAATTGGCGGTGGTGACGGGGGTGGCGGCGTAGGCGCACCACGGCTAGCCCGGTCATCATTAAAATCCTGCGTTTGCTGCGGTCTTGGACTTGGATTAGCTGGGCCAGCTTGTGCTGGCGGCTGATTAGTCCGGCCTCGCTCTACACCACGGTTTGAATCACCGCCACCACTAGGGCCGTCACTCTTATAGCAAATTCTGTTTTCGACTAAGTTACCGAACACCACAATTTCCCCTTATGAAGCCTATTAGCGCGTCCAATTACGCCCTTACCAAATATTGCGCGTAAGTGCGCACGGCCCTCGCGCACAATCTCTCTAACGCCGCCATAGGGCGCTATAAAGTCGATCAGCCACAGGCTTTTGCCAGCCTGCCAATCGTCTGGTTGCAACTTGCGTGTGCCATCAAGATAACCTTGCTCCGCATCTTCATTGAGCATTGCCCAAGTCAGAAATGCCACTGGATGGCTTTCAACTTCCCAGATGCGAAACTGCTGGGCTGCAACCGGCGGCAGAATTAGCCGGTGTATGTCAGCCACCGTGTAATTCTCATGCTCATCACTCTGGCCCATTAGCCAAGTCATTTTGCCAACTGCCTCGATGTTCTTCATCCGTTTGTCACCACCTTGGCAGCATCAATTTCCAGCTTTTGCTGCTTAAAGTCGGCATCCTGCGCGGCTTTTTGCTGATCAAGCTGCAAGCGTGCAACTTTGACTTGTGCATCGGCTGCTGCCTGCTGTGTCTGCGCCTGCACCTTGGCGGCTTCCACCTCAATCAGTTTATCTTGCGGCGTTGGCCCTGATTCTTGCGGTGCCTCAATGCTTTCCAGACTTTCTTCCAAATCTCTTGCGCCGGGGAAGGCTCTGGCGGCAAATAACAGCATTTGTTTGGCCTGCTCAAAGCCTACAGCGCCAGATGCCACCAATGGGCCAATGGCCTGCAAAAACTGCACGGTGGCTGTCAAAAACTCTGTGCGGCTCTTTTGTTCTGTCGCGGAATCCATTGCACTGGATTCATCAGTATCCACCGACACGCGATATGAGCGCAGCCGGTCATCCTGCATAACAGCAACAACCTCTGGTGAAATCTCAATGCCGGTAATGCGCGAGAGTAATGACGGCTCTAGGTTTTCGACCATCAACTCTGCTTTGAGTTCCAGAATCTGGTCTAGGAATTGTTCTACGCGCCGTTGCCGGTTGACCAGACGCATGGCACCGAACTGGCCCTTGATGCGCTGCGCTGTGGCTGTCTCACGGCTGGCCGACTGACCGCGCATGATATCTGAGATGCCGGTGATCTCGTAAATGGTTTGCGTTATGATTTGCCGTGATTGATATAGCTGGGCTAGCGCCTTGATCAGATTGTCAAGCGGCGCTTCCTGCATGACATTGGCAAGACCGCCGCCAGCCTGAAGCATCGCAAAATTATCACATGGGATAAATTCATTATCGCTGGCATTGGACAGGCGCTGCAACTCGCTAAAGCTGGCATCGTAGACGCCGCGCCGTTTCAGGGCTTCGGTTAGATTGGCAATGCGCTGTGTGATCAGATCAAGCTCGAATAGCTGATCTTCATAGGTCAGTATCTCTGGCACCGGCACGGTTGTGTCTGTCGTGCTGATGGCATAAAGCGGCTCTGGCATTGGCCAGAAGCCCTCAAGATTGTAAGGATCGTCAAATTCTTCCAGCAACTCATTGAAATCACTGGCAACAAATATCTGCTTTAGGCTGCGCTTGTCCCAGATTTCATAGACCTCTGCCATGTCTGGCTGCTGGTCATCATCATAGCCGCCAGCATCCTCACCGCGATAGGTCAGCGGTATTTGCTCACCCTTTGCGCCGTAATAATCAACCAGTTCTTGGCGGGTCATCAGGTGCCTGAAGGCAATCCAGTTAACATCTTCCCAGCTTCTTGCCGGGGCCATTGTGAAATCCTGCCAATGCACGTATTCACAGCGGATTGACTGCTCACCGATATACTCAATGGGCGCACCCTCAATATACGGCCCCTGCGGCCCGACCTTGACCATGTTCTGATCAATCTCGCTGCCATCAGCGCCAATGAATGCTTGGCCGATAGGCACCTCGCCCATCTGACCGGGCGCAACCTCGCCCATGCCCATGATCCTGTTTACTTGCACAGGAATGCGCTCCGGCTCACCCTCAACCAGCAATGGCTCATATGTCATACGCATCACGCCGCGTCCGACAATCAGCATATCCTCAATGACGCGCCTGACCGCACCGTCAAAATTGTAGACATCAAGCTGGTACTGCAAACCACGTTGCAGGACAGTTGAAATAATCCGGCCAATGGGGTCTTGGTCTTTGAAACGGCGTGTGACACGCGGCTTTGGCGTTTTGAAATACAAGCTGGATTTGAGCGTATCGACATTGCTGTAAAAGATGTTCATGCGTGTTTCGCGTGTTACGCGATCCGGCGTGTCATCTCTGTAGCGGTCAATGATGTTGTAACAGCGGTCATGCCAGTTTTCCTCAAACCGTCTGGCACGCCTGATTTGCTCATTCCAATACCGCGCACGTTCCCCCTTCTTGGTGGGTTCGCGGTCATAATCATAGGATTCAGCCATTAAAGTCTCCAGCCCTGCGGCTTGCTTGCGTTATCCAGCCCAGCCATCATTTCGTCCACTGTCGGTGGACGCCACGGGTCATCTTCTATTTCCGGCGCTCTGCGCTGCCACGGTCTTGCCATGCAAGCGTATCTGATATCGTCAGCCGCATGATCTTCTTGGGTGGTGTCGATATCCTCGACCCGGTGCTTGTCGTGCGTAAGTACCGGCAGCGTTCTGATTGTGTCCGTGCACTCGCTAGAAACATAAAGCATTGGGATACCATCATCACCTATCAGGCGCTGTCTGACCTGATCCCATCCACTAATACGACTGTTATCTGCACGGCGAAACTTTACACCCATCTTGGACAGGCGCTCACCAATCGATGGCCCACCGTCAAATTTCCAGATGCTGGGATCGCCCACACTGAAATCCAGACGCTCATGGCGCTCACGGCTGCGAATACCGGCACCGACTTCCTCTGCGGTCATCCGCAGGCCCACATTTGGCCTGCCTGATGAGCCGTACCATTCGCGGTAACGGATCAATGCACCGTCTGGATATTTATCGTGATCATCTGCCACAGCCCACCAGCCCACGCTAAATGGCGAGGCGCTGCCCCAGTCAAACGATCTGAATCTTGTCCAATGCTGCGGTATTTCAAACGGCCTGATAACGTGCAGATCACGTTTCCAGACATCGCCAAAGAATGAGCCAACGACCAAATCCCAATCGCCTTCACGCAAGGCGCGGCCCAGTTCTTCTGGCAGTGCGCTAAAGCTAGAGGCATAGGACGGATCGATATATTTGTTGTCCTGCATTTTTGCAGGGATATACATGGTCAGCCAGCCACGATCCTTGTCGTTGTTGGGATCGCGCATGGTGTGATCATAAAAGTAACTCTCTGCCGGTGCAGGGTCGATATAGAGCGCCTTTAAGAAATTATGGCTTTGACCGCCGGGATTGGCTGTCATTACCAGCCTTGGCAGCAAATGGCGCTGGCTTTGCTTTGGCTGGAAATTGCCCAGACGCATCCGGCTTTTTATGTAGCCCAACTGATACGGCGTCATCTGCCCGGCCTCATCGACCAGGGCAATATGTATCTCTGTTCCCTGAATACGGTCGCAATCGCTGTCACGCTCCAAATACTGGAACTGTATGCTGCTGCCGTTGTAAAACTCATATCGCTTGCGCGTTTCGTTGAAATTGCCAAGCTCTTGAGGCATCTCTTTCTTCAACGGCTGTATATGATTGCTATCAAGCTCTGGCAATGAGCGCCTGAATATAAACGCCTGCAAGCCGGGGTTCTCAAGGCAAAAGCCTATAACATCCCAGCGCCCTGAATGTGATTTGCCACCGCCAGCCGCACCGCCGAACAATATCTGCTTGGCATGGCATTTATGAAGCAGCGCCTGTTTAGGCTGCGGCTCGTAATCCAGCACAATTGTTTTCTGGGCCATTATCTAAAAATGCCCAAATCATCCCTGACCTGTGTCAGCCGGGATGGGTCAATTCCAAGGTTTTGTACCGCTGTGTCAGGTAATGTTAGGAGTTCTCTTGCAACTGCTGCAAGTCTGTCGGGAGCAAGTGGTCTAGCACCAGTTCCTGAACCCCCAAAATCTCGTCCGGCGTCACCGCCTGCACGTTGCCCTTGTGCAACCGTAGAACGTGGCCCATCTCCTGCTCGAATAGCATTTTCTGTTGCGGGGAATAATCCAGTAACCCCGGCCCCAGAGTTGAAGCGACCTTCTTGGACAAATCGTTTAGTTGCGTTGGCTCTAAGTCCATCGTCTCCCACCCATTTCATAATGGCGATTTTTGGTAATCCTTGGGCTTCATCCCAACCAGTTGATCGCCAGTAATCCTCTAGATCAGCAATTTCTTGCTTGCTGTAGTAAGATGGATCGAAATCAATCCTACCAACCTCTTGAAACCCAAAACTAGCATAAAATCTTGGCAAAAATCCATCAGAAAATCTTTTTGATGGAACAGCAAACGCATCTAACGCCGTTGCACCTTCCTCAATTGCTTTCAAAACAGAAGCCTTGCCAACGCCTTTTGCGCCAACTTCATTGTTTATTACACTAACTAATGCTTTCTCGTTGCCGGTAAGTTCAGGCCCGTCAGGTGCTTTAACAAATGTTTCGTTGCCGCTTAAATTGTACACCTCATCATAATTATATCCGTTTTCTAAGCCAAAAAAGACCTCGCCATCACCAAGTTGGTATAACTCGAAATTGCCGCCTCGTATTTTCTTTTGCACCTCTGGCAGTTCTATCATTGTCAATGTTGATGACGCATCGCTGCTTTTTAAATTTTTCACAAAATCTGCCGGGCTAACACCGCCTTTGTTTTTAGCCACTTTTGATGATTTCCAATTCCCGGTAAGCAGATCAGCCGTCAAAGCAGCCTGCTTGGGGCTTGCAATAGACTGCGTTGCTAATTGCCGAATGTTTTCGATTTTTTCTGCGTTTAATTCCTCAACAGGCAGTGCCAAATCGAAGGCACGGCGCACGTTTTGTTTACCTTCTGCCTCTGCTTGGGCAAAGAAATCAGGGAACATATTTTTTGCACTAGTTGCAGAAATCCTAGCAACCGGCTTGCCTTTTATGCCGAATTCATAAGAGTTGTGTTGCAGCGACCCTTGCGTGCCAAGCCTAATCAAGTCGGCATCTTTATCTAGCTCAACCAACATTATCGCATCGCGGCTATTAAGACCTAATAACGCAGGATCGCCGGTTGCTCTGATGATTTTGTCTATGTTAGGCGCACCCAAAGCCTGCCCCCTCGAACTGCCGACAACGTCTGCAATGCGCTTGCGTTCCTCAAAATTTAGGCTTTTTACAAACTCTGCTGCCTGTGGGCTTTCAAAACCGGGCCAATTTTTCAGTTTCTGCAATTGTTTTTGATCTGTGCCAGATCGCACAAAAGCGTTTAATTGCTGCAAATTTTTTGCATTTATTCTGCCATCACGCACATAAGCCAATGTATTGCCAACAATCGAATTTACAAAAGTGGCATTAGATCGGTGACTGTCAGGATTCATGGCAACGACAAGGCCATAATCAGCCTCTTTTGATAATTTCTTTGTGCCTACGCCCTTGCCTTGCACGGCCCAAACAACACCAGCGTCCCTGCTGCCTTTGAGGTTTGGAAACTCCGGGCCACCTTGCAGTAGTTCAGGCGTGTCTAACTTGCTGCTATCGATGCCCTTGAACTCGCGCCCCGCACCAGTTAAATCAGCAACAATCGGAAATATTTTTTTGCCCTCTAGGTTTATGTCATCACTGCCGTCAAATCGTAATGTAGGCAGATCGTCAATCAGCCGATTGGCATCCATAGCAGCGTCAGCAACCCTAGCAGCCCTTGGTGTCTTTAACGCAGTGCCAAGCGCCACAGCACCGGGCAAGGCAGGCGGAAACACTGCGCCAGCAGCTAATGCAACATCACCAGCAGCGCCAAGCGTCTGCAAGCCAGCATCCAGATAATTACCCTGCCTGACATT